GAGGTAAAAAGACTTCGATTGGTAGAGGTAACGTGGGATTCTCTACCATGAATAAAAGTAAACGTAAATCTCACAAACCTTATAGAGGGCAAGGCAAATGAAAGTAAAACACACCGAAACCAAAACAACTATTGAACTAACCTCAAATGAGTTGCATGAATGGATAAAAAGAACAAAAGAGATAGACTGGATGCTAGATAGTATAAGAGAAATGAACGATATCTACTTATCAGACATAAGCAATTTAGAATCAACTAAGAACAGAATGGTTGACCTATTCGGCCTTGAATGGAGTAGAGATAATGGTGGTTACATCAAAAAGTAAAACAGGAGATAAAATGCGAGTAGATACATCACAAATAACATTAGACGTAATTGAAGCAATTAAACAAAATAAAGCTGTAACATTTAAATACGGTGACCATGATACTGTGCGATTGATAAAACCGCAGGGATTTTATGGAGACTTTTCAGGTTTTGAAGGAACTGATGAAAGCACAGATGCGAAAGAATTTAGACGTTTTGGACTAGACAGAGTTAGTGAATGGATGGGCCGGGCTACAGAGTGTACTATTCATATTGAGCCCATATCGTTTACGTTTCATCCTACTTGGTCAGATGTTAAACAAAGAGTACAAGAACTTATAGACTTTGAAGACTTAGAGTATGGAGTAGAGATGCATGACTGAATGGATAACAGAAAAACAACTTGAACAGGCAAAAGTACAAGCAGAAAAAATATATAAAGAGTTTTTAGAGGATATTTATCCTCAAGATGAACAAACTTGGGATGAAATAGAAATAGATGGACAATATTTTGATATTGAATGTTGGGATGAGGATTTAGAAAAGCCAAGAACTGAAACAACTTGTGCAATATATCCTGTATACCCGACAGACAATGGATGGCGAGAATGTGATGGAACGAAATGGATTCGTTTATTTACAAACGGGGAGAAAAGCTAATGACAGAGCATAAAGATAAAATGAAAAGAAAATATGCTATAAAAGAAATACAATATGCAGTTGATATTGCCACAGGGGATGATGGGCATATGGCTAACAAAGTAACAGAAATATTAGAGAATTTTTATGACTGAATATGATGTTCATAAAATGTATGCAGAGCAACAACAACGTGATAGAATTACAGCCCTTCATGCAAACAATGGGGTATTGACAGTTCATTTTTCTGATGGTACTATTGAAATATGGAAACAAAATTGGCGAGGGAAGCTTAAACGAAAAGTAAAGAGAGAAAAAAATGATTAAATTTACAACAACAAAAGCTATAGTATTAATTTATTTTGTAGTGTTTGGTTTTGTTACTTGGAGTGCTTATCAAGAAAATCAAAACGAACAAGAACAATTTAAAAATATTAATAAATTAAATAATGATTTAATAAAAATATCTAGATTTTCAGAAACTAATGCGACAGATATTACTTATTTAGAATCGAAGATGAATGTTAAATCAAAGGAGTTAGACGATATTAACAGAAGATTAATAAAACTAGAAAAATCAGTTGACACGTTTACTCAAATGTATTTTAATACACAAAAACAAATAATTGCTAGTCAAGGTGTTGAGACAAATCCTCCTCCTAAAGCTAAATCCGAAACCCCTTCGGTTACAGATGGTACAAATGTAATAGATGACTCTCCACCTTCTGTAGTCTCAGCACCACCTCCTAGCACAATCAGTACCCCTAGAGAGCAAGAAGTTACAGGTCCCTCTATACCTTCTGTAATCAGTACAGCTTCTTGCCCTCGACCTCAACAAACTTTAGGAAGATATATAAATAATATTACTTTACGAAAAGATTATAGCTTTACGGTATCGTATGACATAATAGAAAAACAAGTAAATAATATTTCTTTTAATAAAAATTTACCAACTAAGCTACAAAAAGCAATACAAAAATATTTAACATCTTTAGTGTTGACCGGAGACATATCCGGGTGTAAGCTACCCATCAAACTATTGCGAGGATGATATGATTTACAAATTAAATGAAAGTCAATTTAGAGAATGGCAACAATACTCTATTGATATACAAGAAGATTTATACAAGAACAAAGCAGGATTTATGAATGAGTATGATGGTAAAGATACATTTACTGTATATTTTCATGACTGCGAAGTTTCACAAGAAGTTCAAGACTTCTTTGAAAAAAAGCTTGACTTACAACCAGAGATAAGTTAAGATATCTTTAATAACTATAAGGAGAAAAATATGGCAGTTGCAGATGGCAATGCTTATTGGGCGAGCGTAACAGTTCCCAACACTACTTTTGAACCAGTCTATACTGTGGACCTAGTAATTAGTGATGAAGATGCACAAGCATTTCAGGCTAGAGGTATTACAGTCAAGGACTTTAGTTTAAAAGATGAAGATGGCACACCTCAATATATAGGTAAGGCTATTACAATAAAAAGAAAAGTAAATGGTAAGAACGGACCCCGTTTAGCTCCAAAGCTTTTCAATAAATCTAAAGAGCCTATGGACGTTACTGTAGGTAATGGCTCTAAAGTTAGAGTTCAATACGATGAGTATCCTTGGGAATATGCAGGGAAATCAGGTATTAGTTTAGACTTTCAAGCCATGCAAGTAATAGATTTAGTTCCAATGAAGTCACAAGATGGTGACGAACTAAGCCCATTTGGTGATGGCGAGGAGTTTTAATGTCAGAAGAAAATACTATTGATAAACCATTTATTACTATAGATGATGTGCAAGTATTCGTAGAAGATTTACCCGAAGAGGGCCAACAAATCTTCGGAAGATTGCAACGATTAAATCAAAAGAAAGCTAATGTAACTCTTGATTTAGAAGAGCTACAAGCAGGTATAAATTTCTTTTCAGGTAGAATTGTAGAAATCTATAGTGGTGATGCACCACAACAAGAAGAAAGCGAATCTGAAAGCACAGATAAAGATAGCTAGATAATAATAATAATGGGCTAGGTAGTCTTCCTGTGCATAAGACTCCTAGCCTTTTTTATGCACTATATGAATAATAATCCTAATTTTGTAAAGATGCATCAGCCCTGCCCTAGTTGTGGCAGTAGCGATGCATTAGCAATTAATGAAGATGGTTCTACTAAATGTTTTTCTTGTGGGAAGTTTACTTCTAAACACAGCACGAACATTCAGAGAACTCCAATAACTAGTAAACCAATTACGAAAATGCCAGAAACTTTTGACAACGGAACATACGCACCTCTTACAGATAGGTCTATATCTAAAGAGACTGCTATGAAATATGGAGTAAAAGTTATCTACGATTCTCAAGGTCAACTAGTACAACACAGATATCCTTATCATATTAACAACGAGCATGTTGGGACAAAGATAAGGTATGTCAAAGATAAAGACTTTAAGTTCGAGGGAACTATGACCGGTTCTAGTTTGTTCGGACAACAACTCTTCAAAGAGGGCGGTAAGTATCTTACCATCGTTGAAGGAGAGTGCGATGCTATGGCCACGTATGAACTGCTAGGTTCTAAATGGGCGGTAGTATCTATAAAGAATGGAGCTCAAGGAGCAGTTAGAGACATCAAAGATAACATCGAGTATGTAGAAAGCTTTGATAATATTGTCATTTGTTTTGATAATGACAAACAGGGTAAGGAAGCTGCAAGAAAAGTAGCAAGCGTAATCAAACCACGCAAGGCTCGTATCGTGACCATTCCCAATGGACATAAAGATGCGAACGACATGCTTAGAAAAAACTTACATGCTGAGTTTACGAGGGCATGGTGGGATGCAAAGGTGTATACTCCTAGTGGTATTATCCGGGTATCAGATAAAAAATCTTCTTTCCTTGACCGAGAAAAGAAAGAGAGCGTACCTTATCCTTGGCATGGTCTTAACAAAAAGCTTGTAGGGCTTCGACAAGGTGAACTAATGACTTTAACAGGCGGAACGGGTCTAGGTAAGTCATCAGTCACTAGAGAGCTTGAGCATTGGCTAATAAATAAAACCAATGACAACGTGGGTATTATAGCCCTCGAAGAAGATTGGCGAAGAACAGTAGATGGTATATTATCTATTGAAGCTGATGCTCGGCTCTACATTGACCACATAAGAGATAGCTATGATAAAGGAGAACTTGTCAGCATGTTTGACAAAACCTTCAGTTCCGATAGAGTTTTTATTCATGCTCACTTCGGGACCAATGATATAGAAGATATATTTTCTAAGCTTAGATATCTTATTGTGGGTTGCGATTGTCGTTGGGTAGTCGTGGACCACCTGCACATGCTAGTCTCAGCCACAACAGAGGGCGATGAAAGGCGGGCTATAGATTCCATTATGACTAGGCTTAGAAGTTTAGTTGAGGAAACAGGTGCAGGTATAATCTTGGTATCGCATTTACGAAGAGTATCAGGAGACAAAGGACATGAGAATGGAGTAAGTGTAAGCTTATCACATCTTCGTGGGTCTAATGCGATTGCCCAACTCTCTGATTGCGTTATAGCTTTAGAGCGTAACCAACAATCAGAGGATGACTTAGAAGCTCGTACCACACGATTAAGAATACTGAAATCAAGATACACAGGTGATGTTGGCTTGGCCACCTCATTAGTGTATGATAAAGATACAGGTAGGCTTGCAGAGTATGAGGATACAGAGCTTCTAAACTCTGAATTAACTGATATGGATGTTCCCTTTTAATCATGGAATTAGTATTTGATATAGAGACAGATGACCTCAATGCAACTGAGATACATTGTATTGTTGCGATTGATGAAAATGATAAACAATATACATTCGATATCATCGATAATAATATTGATGAAGGTATATCTTTTCTATCTAAAGCTACAAAACTTATCGGACATAATATTATTGGGTTCGATATTCCTGTGATTAAACGTCTACATGAAGTAGACTTATGGAACAAAGATAAAGTTATTGATACTCTTGTACTTTCAAGGTTGCTCAATCCGGTTCGAGAGAAAGGGCACTCCTTGGAAGTATGGGGTAACAAGCTTGGAGTCTTGAAGTCTCAGCCACCCGAAGATTTTACTGTATATACAAAAGATACTTTGAAGTATTGCATCCAAGATGTTGTTCTTAATAAACTTTTATTTGAAGCGTTAAAAGAGGAATCAGTAGGTTTTTCTATTGACAGTATTAATTTAGAGCACGAAGTTACACATATTTTACAACAACAAGAAGAATATGGTTTTAAGTTTGACGAAAAGAAAGCTACTATTCTCATGGCAGATTTAAGTTGCAAGATAAAAGAAACCGTAGACGAGGTTCATGCTACGTTTAAACCTAAATGGGTAGATGATAAGTTAATTACTCCGTATGTTAAAAAAGATGGTTCATTGTCAAAGCGTGGCTTAACAGAAGAGGAGTACAGTAATTGTTTATGGTTTGGTAATACCGAGCCCTTCATGCGTAAAAAGTTAGTAGATTTTAATCTAGGTTCTAGAAAACAAATCGGTGAATACTTGATTGACTTTGGATGGAAGCCTAATCGTTTTACACCAACTGGTCAGCCTATTGTAGATGAAGGTACTCTAAAAAAAATAACTCATATTAAAGAAGCTAAACTCATAGCTGACTTTTTATTGTTTCAAAAGAGACTAGCTCAAGTTAAGTCGTGGGTAGACTCAATAAAAAAAGATGGACGAGTTCATGGTGCAGTAATATCTACAGGTGCTATAACCGGACGAATGGCCCACAGAAATCCAAATGTCGCACAAGTTCCGGGAGTGTATTCTCCTTTTGGTACAGAATGTAGAGAGTGTTGGACTGTAGACGAGGGTAACAAACTAGTAGGTATAGATGCTAGTGGATTAGAACTTAGAATGTTAGCACACTATATGGCTAATAAGGAATACACAAATGAAATTATCAACGGAGATATTCACACAGCTAACCAAAAGTCTGCAGGACTTGAATCAAGAGATAAGGCTAAGACATTCATCTACGCACTCATATACGGAGCAGGAGATGCGAAGCTTGGTACAATCGTGCAAGGAAGTAGAGAGGATGGTAAACGACTTAGAGAATCTTTCCTCGATAGTCAGCCTTCATTCAAAGCTCTTAGAGACAGAGTTGACAGGGCAGCTTCAAAGGGTTACCTCAAAGGATTAGATGGACGTAAGCTTTGGTTAAGGCACAAACATGCAGCACTTAATACTTTACTTCAAGGAGGCGGTGCGATTGCTATGAAAAAAGCCTTGATTATATTTGATGACTTGTTAAAATTACAAGCTATTCCTGCTAAAATCGTAGGCAATATACACGATGAGTGGCAGGTTGAAGTCCCGGAGAAACAAGCTGAACACGTAGGAGCACTAGCAGTTAGATGCATAGAACAAGCATCTAAGGAATATAATTTAAGATGTCCTCTTACCGGGGAGTATAAGATAGGAGACAGTTGGAATGAAACCCACTAAAGAAAACAGAAAAAAGTTTGACTTAGATTTAAGTTACGGAGAGATTAGAGAACAAAAGATAGCAGAGATGTTTACTGATAAAAAAATAGAAGTAAAATCAGAAAGAGGAATGTGGATGCGTACTGGAAATATATGTATTGAATATGAGTCTTACGGGAAGCCTTCTGGTATAATAACTACAGAAGCTGACTATTGGTTTCACAATCTGTGTATTGATGACGATATATTCTGTACTTTTGTTTTTGATGTTCCTAATTTAAAAAAGCTAATAGAAAAATTAGACTTCAAAAAATCAGTAAGTGGTGGGGACCACAATGCAAGTAAGATGTGGCTAGTCAATATCCAAAAATTATTTACATCGGATGTGTTTAAAACTTTTAAGGATATAAAAGATGAGTGTAAATCTTGATGAAAAAATAGATAACTATAATAAATTTAAATCAGAATCAGGTCATTGGTATGACCAAGATGGTGAGCCTATGTATACAATCATAGGTGCTAATGGTAAACATAGAAATACTACATTACGAGATGCAAAAAACTTAGGATTAGTTCCATCAGTTACTACTATTATTGGTATAGCAGCAAAGCCTGCATTAGAAAATTGGAAACTTACACAGGCTATTAAGTCTGCTCAGACATTAAGTTTAGGTGAAGAAGAAACTTTAGATTCTTTTGTTTTCCGATGCAAAGCTGATGCTAATGATATTAGTTATAAGGCTGCTCAAGAAGGAACACGAATCCATGCTCTAATTGAATCAGGATTTAGAGGAGAACAAACGAATAGTACATATACTAGAGTTCTCAAGTTCTTAGACGAACATTTTCCTAATGAAACATGGATAGCAGAAGATTCTTTCTGTGCTAGACAAGGCTACGGAGGTAAGATAGACTTGTACTCCAAGTCTGGAATCTTTGTAGACTTTAAAACAAAAGATAACTTAGAGGGTAAGGACCCGGCTAAATTAGTATATGATGACCATGGCATGCAGTTATCTGCTTATGCTCAAGGATGCGATATTGTTAGGCCTGAAAGAGTTTCTATCTTTGTTGATAGAAAAGATACACAGTTAGTCTTGGGCCATGTATGGGATAAAAAAACACACAAAAGACATAAAGATATGTTTAATAGTTTGTTAAAATATTGGCAACTAGTAAAGAATTATGAATGGAAGACAATCAAAGAAAATAAGAAGGAAAGCTAAAGAGCTTACAATTGAGTGGTTAAAATCTCTTATTCCGGAAGAAGAAGCTAAAAAAATATCTATAGAAAATTTTGATGACTACATGCCTGACCAAAAGTATGTTTATGCTAATCGTCAGTTTCGTCTTTCAGCGTTTTCTGATAGATGGTTTGCAAAGCATATTAAAAGAACAGATAAAGATTTAGACACAATTACATTTACGGATTTTAATAATGAATTATAAATTTAACGAAGATAATATAATACAACAAGTACAAAGATATGTAGATGGAACTTATACTCGGCACTATGCACAAGGAAAGTATCAAGCAACTGATATGATTATAGATGCAGGGCACGGGAAAGGATTCTGCATGGGTAATATTATGAAGTATGCTATGAGATGTGGTAAGAAAGAAGGCGGTGACCCTGAATTAGATTTACTTAAAATAATACATTATGCAATTATCGCTATAGCATTAGAAGATGAAACATATCATTTAGGAGAATCAAATGATTGAAGACAAGGTAGGTGTTAAGCCTTATTTAGGTATTAACATTAATTATAACAAAGAAAAGAGACTAGACAAATTTAGTTTAGATACTCTTAAAGATAGATATTTATACAAAGAAGAAGGAGAAACACATGCACAAGAAGCTTTTGCTAGGGCTGCAGTATTTGCTGCAACATTTAAAGGACAAACCGATTTCGAATTGGCTCAAAGACTTTATAATTACTCTTCCGACCTATGGTTCATGTTTAGCACTCCTATTCTTAGTAATGGGGGAACCAATAGGGGTTTACCTATTAGCTGTTTTCTCAATTATGTACCTGACAGTCGCAATGGTTTATCTTCTCATTATGATGAAAATATATGGCTCGCAAGTACAGGTGGAGGCATTGGTGGATATTGGGGAGATATTAGAAGTAATGGCATCGCTACTGCTAACAATAGTCGTTCTACTGGTTCAATACCATTCATGAAAGTTGTTGACTCTCAGATGTTAGCCTTCAATCAAGGCATCACACGTAGAGGGTCATACGCAGCATACATGGATATTGACCATCCGGAAATAGAAGAGTTTATAAACATTCGTAAAGAATCCGGGGGCGACATCAATCGTAAGTGTCTTAATCTACACAATGGAATCAATCTAACTAATGAGTTCTTACAAGCAGTAAAAAATGATGATGACTGGAGATTGATTGACCCTAAGACTAAGGAAGCTGTAAAGATAGTTAGTGCTAGAGAATTATGGTGGCAGATACTTAATGCTAGAGCAGAGACTGGTGAGCCTTACATGGTTAATATAGATAACTGTAATGATGCTCTACCAAAACCACAAAAAGATTTAGGACTAGAAATTAAACAAAGCAATCTATGTTCTGAAATAACACTACCTACAAACGAAGAAAGAACTGCAGTTTGTTGTCTTTCTTCAGTAAATCTAGAACACTTTGATGAATGGTCTGAGAATGAACAGTTTATTGATGACCTAGTAACTATGCTTGATAATGTTTTACAGCATTTTATTGATAATGCTATTGACACATCCGAGATTGGGGAGTATAATGCTAACTACAAACGCTTTTCTAATCATGTCAGACCAGATAAAAAATCCTTTACGAAAGCTGCATACTCAGCTTACAGAGAAAGGTCTATCGGGTTGGGTGCAATGGGGTTCCATGCTTACCTCCAACGTAAGGGCATTCCTTTCGAGGGTATATTCGCAACTGGCTTTAACTACAGAGCTTTCCAACACATCAAAGGAAAGGCTGTGGATGCTACTAAAAGACTTGCCGAAGAACGTGGTGAAGCTCCTGATGTACATGGTAGCGGTCATCGTAACGCTCATCTTTTGGCTATTGCTCCTAATGCCAGTAGTAGTATTATATGTGGCGGTACTTCCCCTAGCATTGAACCATATCGTGCTAACGTATATACGCACAAAACTTTATCCGGTTCTTACCAAGTTAAGAATAAAAATCTAGAAAGTCTTTTCAAAAAGAAAGGATTAAAAGCTAAAGAGCTTGAGCAGGTCTGGAAAGACATTGCAGCTAATGAAGGCTCTGTGCAGCATCTAGATATCCTTGATGATAAAGAAAAGGAATTGTTTAAAACCGCAAATGAGATTAACCAAATCTGGATAGTTGAACATGCGTACAAAAGACAGGAGTTCGTTTGTCAAAGTCAAAGCGTAAATCTGTTTTTTGTTTTCCCGAAGGCAACTGAGCCTCAAGAAATACATGACGAATACTTACAGTATGTCAATGATGTTCATTGGTACGCTATGCATACGTTAAAGTCTTTGTATTACTTTAGGTCGGATGCTGCTAGAACCGCAGAGAATGTAAATATAAAAATACCTCGTATAAGATTAGAGGAAGTGGATTGTATTGCTTGTGAAGGATAAAGATAGAAAATTTAGTCAATTTAGAAGACGCATGTGGCTTGATTATTGTGACGAGCATTATGGTTCTGCTTTATCCGAAGAAGAGTATTATAAAAAATATAACAAATGGTTACTGGCTCAGTATGCTAGTTACCTCAATGGAGAATAAATGAGTATATTAGGAACACGAGAACATTATAAACCCTTCGAATATCCTTGGATGTTTGATTACTATGTTCTACAAAATCAAATGCATTGGATGCCTGAATCAGTTCCTTTGCATAATGATGTCAAGGATTGGCAAGAACTTACGAAAGCTGAAAAGAATTTACTAACACAAATCTTTAGATTGTTTACTCAATCAGATGTAGATGTTGGCTCTGGTTACGTAGATAAATACATGCGTATCTTTAGAAAGCCAGAAGCTAGAATGATGATGACTTCTTTTGCTAACATGGAGTCAATCCATCAACATGCTTATAGTCTTTTATTGGATACTGTAGGCATGCCTGAAATAGAATACAAAGCCTTTGCAGAGTACGAAGAAATGTCAGACAAACATGACTATGTAGGAGAGTTTAAACCTACATTAAAAGATAAACAAAGCATTGCCAAGACTCTTGCAGTCTACTCAGCTTTTACTGAGGGACTACAGTTGTTCTCAAGCTTCGCTATCCTTTTAAACTTCCCTAGATTTGGACGTATGAAAGGCATGGGACAGATTGTTACTTATAGTATCCGGGATGAATCCATGCACGTAGAAGCAATGACCAAACTATTCCGGGAGTTTATCCAAGAACATTTAGACATTTGGACAGATGACTTTAAGAAAGAACTGTATGACATCTGTAGAAAGATGGTAGAACTAGAAGATAAGTTTTTAGACTTGGTGTTTGATATGGGTAACATTGAAGGGCTTACAAAGAAAGACATGTATGCTTATAATCGGTACATTGCAGATAGAAGGTTACTGCAACTAGGATTAAAAACAAACTTTGGACAGAAGGATAATCCTCTTGGATGGATTGACGAAGTAATGGGAGTTGAACATCAGAACTTCTTTGAAGGTAGAGCTACCTCTTATATGAAAGCAGGACTTCGAGGAAAACAAAACATAATTACCTTTAACGAAATTAAAAATGAAGAAGAACAAAAGGTCGAGGGAAGCTAACCTAATAAGTTGGAAGCTTTGTATTGACTCTGAAAATAAACTGGTTACGGAACTTAGTTCTTTCCCTGTTGAACACATTGACCTCTTTCATCAAGAGGACAGACTGGTTATTCTCAAGGCAATAGAAGAAGCAAGGACTGCTTTAGAACCTCTACATAAAAATATAGAAACTGAACTAGATGCAGTCTTTTAGTTAGCTAAAGGATTCTTATTATCGTCTTTGAGAACACTTACATCATTTTGTAAGTACTGAACTTCTGCCTGTAACGATGCTACATCGTTGCTAGTTCCATTATAAGCTTCTGATATCTTTTTAAGTGATGGGTTAATACCTTCATCAATACTTTTATTGATGTACTCTACTGATGTTTCAATAGCTACAAATCTTTCTTCAATAATGTTTTGAGCATCTTCTGTATCTTCGATACCACCTATTTTATTTTCAAGATTTTCTAACCTATTCACATACGTAGCACCCGTATATCCAAACCCTGCTAGGGTTGCAACAATACTAACTAAAGCTATAAGCTGTGTTGTTTTATTTTCAAACCATTCCATCTTTTTTTCTCCGTTTATTATGTTGTTTCCAAATCTTTTTTATATCTTCTATTAATTCTTCAGGTGTTGCTGCTGCCTGTTTTGGTGTTTTGCTTTTAGCCATATAGTTTATAAAGGTGGTTGCATATTAATCATGTCTCCCAATTTATTTAAACTAGAGTTAGCTAAACCATAAAAGGCTTGCGTATTATCATCGATTGAAGCACTAGCATAAATAACCCGAGATTCATACCATGTTTCCTGTTGAGGAATCTGTACCTGTCTATAAGCATCAAAGCCTACGACATAGCCTAAGTAAGCAACTAATGTAGACTCATCACCATACTGTCCACTTTCCGATTGCTCTACTTCAGCTTGCTCTTGTTGTTCTTGGATGTTTTGAGCAACAATCTGCTCGGCAATTTGGTCAGCTTCACTAGCTGTCATAACTCCTGATATTGCAGTATCTATCTCTCCCTGCATATCTTGTACTTGAACATCTGCCATCGCAACTTGTGGAGTTCCATCCATATCCGGCATAAGATTAATAGTTACACTGGTTGACGATGTATCTACCTCTGAGCTCATAGACAAAACCTGTTGATTTTGTGCGGATGCAGAAACAACTTGGTCCGATATGCTTGGTGAGCTTGTCATACTTACTCCACCTGTAGAAGACATAGAAGACCCTGAAGACCCACTTACATTAGATGTACTTACTGATACTCCTGAACTCCTATTCGTTCCACCAGAGCTACGTATGGGACCAGAAACACTATTCCTTGCAGTTTGTATAGTATTAGCCACGACAGCTAATGCTGACATTCTTACTGAGCTTTTTTCTTCGTTGTCCTCTTCGTTGGTCTCTTCTTCGGTGATTTCTTCGGCTTCGGCAAGAAGTTCTTCACGACTTTCTGTAGTCTCGATGATTTCATCAGCTTCTTGTATTTCTTCCAAGTCTTCTTCAAACCACTCTTCAATTTCTTCCAACGCTGCAACAATTTCTTCTTCATCGCTTTCATCATTTGTAAGTTCATTTTCTATTTCCTCTCTTATTATTTCAAATTCAAATATTTCTAATAAATTATCCGGGTGTGCAAATATAACGGGCTCATCAAGTCTTTCAAGACTTACTACATATTCTTCTTCAATGACTGGTAGAACTTCGTAAGACTCTTCAATAAATATTTCTTCAAAGTATACTTCGTCTTCATAAGGTTCGTCAAACATAATAACAAAGACTTCTTCTACGTATTCAGGTTCAACAAATACATAATCATCTATAGGTTCTTCGTACCATTCATCTTCAAATATAAACTCTTCGTAGTACTCTTCTTCTTCATAGCCATAATCAAAATCATCTTCAACATAATAAGCTATCGATTGTTCTTGTTGATATCCTGCACAGAACGGAGCATACTGAGGGTCTTCATCACATTGTTGGTCGTCATAAGCTTCCCAATATGAAGGACATGCCATATCATATAAAGAGTCTATGTCACATTGCTGTGCTAAATAAGCTGCTGCATATCCTGCACAACTAGAATCATTTAAGGGGTCACTACAATCTATACTGTTTCCTGAACCTACTCCATATAAACTACCACCATTTTCTAATGATGTATTACTCGCTGTATTATTCCAATCTGTGTTTACACATGTACTGGCAATGTTTGTTGTCCCTGTATTACATTCATCATGAAAAAGATACTGATAGTATTGTGATGTACTTCCTTGCTCACCGATTAAAACATCATGCTGTATGATATCTAATGCCCCATATCTAAACTCAAATGTATTATTATTCCAAAGAACAACTTCAAAGCTGTTATCAGTATTATTTCTGTTATATTCTTTTAAATTATACCAACCAAACACAGCTTTATCATTAAAGTTTTTGGCAAGCATCTTAGATTGATTGTCTCTAATTAAGTCTGTCCAAAATGGAAAAAGTGTATTAGTGTATTGAGGGAGTGGGTCAGGTGTATAGTCACCACAATAGTTATTGTAATTGACATTTCCTGTACCTAAACCGAAATGTAAACACCCATTAGTAGCCATACGTGCTGAGTCATAGGTGTTACCATAAAAGGTAAATGAATTGTCTAGATTAAATGCTGCTGATAACTGGTCATCGCCTGCATTTAGATTTGTAGTGCCTGTTTGATTTGTAAGGTCAAAAAGGTTTTGATTGTCCTCGTATATATAGGAAGCTGTTACTTTTAATGAGACAAATAAAAGAGTAATCCCAACTGTAAGGGCAGCTAAAAGTTCAAGTACTTGTCGTAAGTCACTTTTAGTTTGAGGCATAGAACTCGTTTTTACAGGTTCTTCCTGATTTTTTCTTTCCTTTACCATTTCGTGTAGTCTTACAATGTGCTATATACTTTTCTTTTAGTTCTAGATAGTCTGGTCTATCTTGTTTATTTTCTTTCCAAGCTTTAGAAGCTTCTTTACCTATCTTACCTTGATAAGGACATGGAGTTCCTGCCATCTCCATAGCAGTAAATACTCTTGGGTCTTGACAAAGGATTGAAACAGAAGCTACTTTCATGCCAGTATCATAAAGATACTTAGAAAGCTTTAAACGTTCACAATTCTCGTCACGAACTGCTTTACCGCCTGAGATACCAAAAATCTGTCCCTGAAAAGCACCTGAGACTCCGGTAGTACATAGGTCTTGTGAGTAAGACATAATACTAGGAGCAATAGCAGAAGCAGGCGGAGCTTTAGTTTTAACATTTTGATTTATATTTTGTGTAGAAGTAGACTGATTAATGTTTCTATTAGTATTATCAGACACGCTGTTGTTATTATTAGTATTAGTATTTGTATTGTCCGTTGTAACATTTGATTCAGAGGTAGATTTATTTATATTTGTATTGTTTGTTGTACTTGTAGAATTTGATGTATTTACATTGGTATTCGTATTATTTGAAGTGCTTGTTGTTGTATTGGTTACATTCTGGTCTACACTTGAATTTACTGTACTGGTAGATGTATTTGTATTTACATTTGTATTTTGATTTGTAGTAGTAGATGTATTTGTATTTACATTAGTATTATTGTTTGTATTTGTACTGGTATTGGTATTCGTATTAGTATTAGTGTTTGTATTCGTATTAGTATTAGTGTTTGTGTTCGTTGAAGTATTTGTGTTCGTGTTGGTATTAGTATTCGTATTAGTATTTGTATTAGTATTCGTATTGGTATTAGTTGTAGTTGTAGTATTAGTTGTTTCTAAACTATTCTGTTCGCAATATTGCTCTCCTGCTGTACAGTCTCCTGTTTGGTCTCCATATGTAAGTGTCGCAAACAAAGTAAGTGCTGCTATTAAAACTCCCCCCTTTTTCACTATTTACCTCCTTTCGTAAAATCTCCTTTAGATTTTGATGTATTCGTATATAAACCAAACCATGCAGCTCCGGCTCCAACCACAATAGATATTAACCCTGATTGTTCAAATGATGGTTCAGGTAGTGCCATAAACCAAAAGGTTGTATAGTATAAGAGATACATATACACACCTAAGAAAGCTCTTGGTATGATTCTCCAACTATCTACAGCTTCAGCAATAAATATTAGTTTTTGATACGGGTTATCATTCTTCTCGTCTTCTAACTCTCTTATTCTATCTTTAAGTTCAGACTTTTCTTGGAGTAAAGCCATAAATTTATTGAGGTCAATCTCTACCTCATTTCTATCCATGTCTCCACCAAATCTTCCAGATGGATAATCTCCATTATTCATTTTTACTCTCCAATTTTAAGGTGCACTTTCCTTGTGAAGCTAACAATAGCGTTCTTTAAATTCTTTCTTAGTTTTTTGTATTCGCTAGAAAAAGTAATAGTATCCCGAAACTATTACATATGCCCAACAAACTATACATACAACGCAGACACTACTGGTCACTGCTTTCAGTTTATTTACACTCCTTCTTATTAAGTTCATTCCATCTTAGGAATTTTTTGGTTTCTAAATCCCAAAACAACCCTTTATAACAATTATCGTCTTGAGAGTCTTCTTCTTCTTCTTCGTCTGCGAGTCCGAACCAATTCCATCGTCCGTCCTCGATAACGTCTTTTAATTTTTGTTTCATTTTTGTTTATTTTTTTACTAAACTCCCACCAAAGTACATACCAACTATAGCACCTACTAAGTTTGTATCAAGGGGAGTTATAACTAGACCAGTCATTTGTCTCCATTCCATAATTTCTTTTTCAGGAAGAAATAAAAATCCGGGTCTAAATTCTGTATACCCTACAATTACTGGTACTTCTGGAAAAAATACTGCGACAACTTTTGGGAATACAACTATAGAGAATATAGCTGTGAGAGCTATAATTCTTCTGGTCCATTGGAATCCTACGTTCTCATATTCTCTTGCATCTTTAACAGCCTTTTGTTGAAACTTTGCACGTTCCATTAACATAGCTTGATTTGCTTGTTTAGCTTTTATAGATTGTGACCACAAACTCATGAGTCCACCTAATAAGGTAGAACCAATCATAGTAATTATTTCAAAAGGGATTCCCATTAATCTTCGTCTTTGTAAATTACTTCCATCAAGTCTTCAAACATGTTCCTAAAATCATCTAGACTCATGAAAGGCATATCTTGTTTTACTTGATGTAGACAGTATTGCCGATAGCAAGCTTCGAGTTGGTCCTCTAAGTACAGTATCATTATAGCATCCTTATCGTAGTTTGTCAATAGCGATTACGAAATCTTCAACTCTTACTGGTGTTTGTTCTTTCCATTTAGATTGTCCATTTCTACCAGAACCTGTTGAGACTTGTCTGATTGCTTCATCGTAGTCTTTATTAGCTAAAGCTCTATAGGCTGATGGGAATTTGTTCATCCATCTTGTGCCTAGTTGAAAGTTTACGGAACCTAGTGCAATTATAAAGTCTGTATCTTCTATCCCAAGTTCTTGCATTTGGTAAGCAGCAGCCTCCCATGCCATTGCAGCATCTTGTTGAAGCCATTCATCTCTTTGTTCTTGAGAAACTCTGTCACCAACTTGGTACATTTGACGTTCTCTTTCAGTCAACAAGTGCCCTACACCACAGGTAGGCTTGCCAAGTGTGTCAAGGTATACGCATTCTTCGTTACCTTCTCTATGTTCTAAGTGATTTAAGTAGTCGTTGTATTTCATTCTTCTTTAAAAGGTTCTCCAGTAAATTTATTGATTCTTTCTGCCGGGTCTTCTTTTGTAAAAGGAACATCCTCCACTCCTTCTACTAAACCACCTGTAACAAATGTTAGTCTTTGTTCGTAGGGTTGTCCGGTGTAAGGGTCTACTCTGACAGGACCACCCATGTTTCTTAATATTCTAGGTGTAGTATCGTCTGCGGTTTCTCTACCAGTAAAAACATCAGTTCCGGC